TTTAAATCTAATACTGAAGGGTTTGGTTTCCCATTTAAACCTGGTACTCCATTTAAGGAATATGTATTATGTAATTTAGATTCGGCAAAATTAGGAATATTAGGTGTAATACCATTTACGCTTGAAAGAACAGATTCATTTTCATTAGATGAAATATCTTCTCCCCCTAAATTTAGAAATGAAGATCCATTTTCATTTGGAACTGTAGTAGGAGAAAATCCATTTAGATTAGAGAATATAGATCCATTTTGGTTAAATGAAGATAATATACCAGACATAATTAATCGTTTATTTATAAATATTAACCGAGTGCAGAAGTATTATCAGCTACAGATCTTCCTACTAGGTTTCCATCCATTGTAATAGTACTTCCTCTTTCAGTGGCAGCTATTAGCCTATCCATTCTTTCCACCATAGCAGCATTACCACCTCCTCCACCACCTAGGTTAGTACCTGCTATAACTCCATTTCTATTTGCAACAATAGTATCATTAGTATCCAGTGAAAATGATCCTTTAGGGCCACTAACTACTAGACCCCCTTGAGAATCAATCATACCATCTGCCATATTTCCTTGTTTGGCTTGGTTCTTTGCTTTTCTTGTGGCGGCCATTACTATTCCAATACCAGCAGCAATAGCAATAGCTGCGGCTCCAAAAGTAATTGCATTTGCGGCTGCTGTGGATATAGCACCTGCTACTGCCATTTGAGCTGCCATTGCACCAATTTGCGCAACTAGCCCTGTGAATTTCATTGCTACTATTCCTACAAGTATAGCTTTAAGAGCAGAAGTATTATCCATCATAGCTGCAAAAGATTCAACTATGGGAGCTAATGCCATTGCCATCTTTTCTAAGGATTTTTGGAATTGTTCTTGCATTGCTAACCTTTCCATTTCTTCCTCATTTATACCTGCCGCTTTCATGGCTTGTTCTTCGGACATTCCAGCTTGAACTTGTTGTTGAAAAATCATTTTGGCAATCTGATCCGAAGATAAACCTAAAGATTTTTCTATAGCTTGTTGTTCTATTCTACTACCTGAAGAGAATGCTTGAATTATTGATTGGTTTTTACCAATTTCTCGGGTTAAACCTTCCATATCATTTACCAGGGCAAATTGCCTTGCTTGTTCCAGATTAATTTGTCTACCAGTTAACAATTCAGCTTCCATTTCAGCTGCTATAGAGGATTCAAATTCAAGCAATCCGTCAGCTACACTTTCCATTTCTTTTAAAGATAAACCTAATGCTCTGGCTTCGGCAGCTGCCCTAGCTAAAGCTTTTGGGTTTTTACCTAGGGTAGCCTGTAATTTACCAGATACATCTGCAGTATCCTCTATTACTTGTTGAACATTAACTGCTCCCTTTCCACTTTTTGCTAAACCAATAACAGTTTCAAATGCTGAATCTTTTACATCTTCTAAACTATGGCCCGTTGCTTCAGCTTGAAGAGCTAATTTAGCAGTTGCTCCTTCACTAATACCCATAAGCTTAGTAAATTCCGAAGCTTCAGCAATAGTTTCACGACTAAATGCTGCATTAACATTTATGCCCAATTCTCTGGATAAAGCTGTAATTGTTTCAACGTTATCAGCAGCACTAAGAATTGAATCATTTACTACGGTAAAATTATCCGCAGTTTGGCCCGTTAATTGTCTGGTTTCTCGGTTAGCATTATTAAATTTAAAAAATGCAGCTATAACAGCACCTACCATGCCTTCTATACCTAATAAAGATTGACCAATATTCTGAGCAATACTGGCATAACCCTTGACTAAAGTTTTAGATTTATTAGCCTGATAATCTAAACTTGCTTTAGTAATAGCGGCTGTTTTTTTAGTTACATCATCTATTTTGGATGCTTCTTTTAATTGTTGTTTATAGCTTCTCTCATTATTCTCTAAAGTTGTTTGCATTTCACTGAGAGTCGAACCTGTTGAAACACCCGCTTTCTCAGCAACCTTTAGAGCTTTACCTAAAAGTCCAGTACTTTTGGTTGCTCTTTTCCTAAGATCAATCTCTTCTTGAGCAAGGTCTACTGTTTGTTGTTCTATGGAGAATTTGTCTTTAGCTGCTTGTAATAGAGCTTTTTCACTTTCAGTTAAATCATGTCTAAAACCTAAATTAGTTTTAGATAAATTAACAATGCCTTTTTCTTTTGCTAATAATTGGGCTTTTAGTCCTAGTTCTCTTATAGCTTCTTCAGCTTTTCCTTTTACATTTTCAAGTTGTTTATCTGATAAACGAATTAAATCTTCTTCATTACTTTGAAGTTGTCTTGTGATTGTTTCAAGTTTAGAGATTTCCTTAATAGAAGCTTTTACTATATTTTGTCGTTTCCCTAATTCTTCATTAATGGAACGTAGAATATCTCTTTGGTCTTTTAAACTCACAGTGTTTTATTATAAATATTACTTTTTTAGACCTTTTGAGATAGTTGTGGAATAACTTGGAGATTTTGGGATATCAGATCTTTTAGGGTTAGCCATATTAATACTTCTGGTATTTTTTCCTGGGGATGAAGAGTTAGCTTTAGAGTGTGCTTTCTTATATTCCTCTTCTTCTTTTTTATACCATTCCTGTATATTATGGAAAATAAATTTCCTTAGCCAAATTGGCATATTATAGATGGTGTGGAAATCATATCCACCCTTGCCATGAAATACGATTTCATGTATTTGAGTAAAGAGAGTAGACCTATATGTCTGCGTCTGGCCAAAAAAAATTCAGCGTGAAGGGAATGTCGAGATCTATCTCATCACCATCTTGGGTTTCAACTGTAGTGAAGAGGCTAACATCAGGTTGCATTTCCTTAACATAATTACGAAATGCTCTTGAGTCCATTGCTAGTAGTTGGGTATCAACAAATTTTCTCACTAAAGCCCTATCTGATTCTCCATTAACTGAAGTAATCATATGTTTAATTCTTGTTGATAAGTCAGCAGAATTATTTTTAGAAATTCTTTTTAATCCTTTTAATTCATTTTCTATAGATAAATCATCCCTGTGGGTTAATAATTTAAAAGTAACTAAAGCCCCAGAATGCGGTAATGTGTAAGAAAATTCATTTAACCCGCGAGTAAATAAGGATTCATCAATTTCTTTATTTTCTAATGTAGTTAGATCAGCAGTAACTTCCTCTCCTTTATGTGTAAATGTATAATCTTTTCCATACCCTAAAATACGAGCTGCAATTACAATTGCATTTTTATCCCCCACAATAAGATCTTTATAATCAATTTTACTAACGATAAGGGATTGGAGTAATTTATCAATTACAATACCCTTTTCAATATAATTTTGATTTGTTAAAATATCTTCTTCCTTAGCAGTCATATATTTCATCTCAACGGTACCAGATGAGAGAGGATTATCTTCGGGGTAAATTAGCCCTTTTGAGGGAAGTTCAATAATTTCAGTAGGGAAGTCAAACTTAGTTTCAGACATAGATTACAATTTAAAAAAATAACTTTTTATTCAGTGATAAATATATAAAGAAATAAGAAAAATTAAAAAAAGTAAAAAAAAATGTCCGACACTAAATGCCGGACATTAAAAAATTAATAAGTAAGTATAAAATAAATTAGAAATTCAATACGCAGTAATCAGGTTGAACTGTCATTTGAATTTCTTGGGCAGTACTTTCATCATCATAGCTATAATCACCAAATGTAGCTTCAGTAATAAGAGCACCTTTTATTAACCATTCGGAAACAATATCCCCAACAGGACCTAATACATTAAATGTAAGATTTTTCTTGTAAAAATCAGAATACCCATCTCTACCAGTTACGGATTCATGGTGTAAACGAACCCATTCCATTACTGCCTGCGCACCTGATGGAGTGATGGGATCAAACAGTGTAAACTGAATAGTACCCCAAGTAGTTTTACCTTTAACATATCTTTGAACATTAATATGGTTTAAAGGAATAGCTTCCTGTGACACATTAATAGCTCCTACTCCTTTAATTTGATAAGCAGGAAACCCATCAATAAACATAATAAACCTATTAGCCTGTTTGGGTTCAAATGCGGTAAAAAATATTTCGTTTGGATCTAATACTGGCATGTTTTTATTTTATTATAAATATTCTAAATTTTAATTTTTAAGATGGGAATGTTGCTCCTGTTGGTAAGATGTTGAAGTCTAATAATATAAACTCAGCTGTTCTGGTTGGTTGGAGAAATATTTGACCCACTAATTGATTTCTATCAATTACATCCGAAGTATTATTGGTATCGTCCATTACTACTTTAAATGCAAATAATCCTTGTCTTTGTTGTACACTTTCTAAGAATGGATTAACTTGAGCTAAGAAATTATTTCTAGTAGCTGCTGTATTTTGTTCAAATACTAAGTTATCCGAAATTTGTGAAATAAATGATTTTAAGCTAATCAATAATCTTCTTACATTCACTCTATCAAGTGCTGATGCTCTTTGTTGTAATGTTTTCTGACCAAATACTACAACTCCCCTACCTGGGAATGTTGCTATTGGATTAACTTTACCTGTATATAATGTATCTCTTTGGGATTGAGATAATTTTCTTTCTGCTTGGACTACACCCAATAGTCCTCCTCTGTTAAATCCTGCTGGAGCAAACCATGTTTCAGCTGTTGCATCGGTATTAGCATACACTCCAGGTATTAAAGTAGAAGCAGGAACAAATACAAGTTGCCCATTATTAGGCTCACTTATTTGTAACCAAGGCCAATATGCAGCCGCAAATGAGGTATCTCTTTCTCCAGCTTCACTAGTGGCAATAGCTATAGTAGAACCATATCGTGTCATATCTAATACAGCAATAGCATCTCCTCTATTTTCTATATTATCAATAAGTAATCCTATTGGAGTAGGATGATCAGCATTATTTAGACCCGGAGCTGAAATTACATTATATTGGAATTCATCTCTATTTTTTAACAAATTAATAGCATCAGTGTAATTTCCATCTGTAAGCCCTTGGGTTCTAGTTCCTACATTTTGATATAGAGTATTAGCACCTGTATAAGTTGTTCCTGTAGCTCCTGCAAATGTACCACTTGAAGCGATAGGAATAGATGATGTAAGTGCATTTTTTGCAACTCCAGCATTATCAAAGTAATCAGGAGTTGTAAGATTTACTGATTTTACTCTAACAAATCTTGAAGCATTAGGATATGAGCCTGTAGTTTGGAGATATGGTTCGGGAGTACCTGCACCAATCAAATTAGTTGTTTGGTTACCTATAACTCTTTCTATATAGTTGGACTGTTTAGGATCAAGAGATAGATTTGTAAATGACTCTAAAATAGATTTCTGTGTTGTGGTGTCATCACCTCTTCTTATTAAGAGGGAAAAAGTACCCGTATCCACATTAGGAGATACAATTTCCCACCTAAAGTTATCTTTTGTGCCTGATGGTAAAGCTCCATTTGCAGTTTCAGTTGAAGTGCTATATC